GTTGATGGTGATCTGGTAGGCCGGGGTTTTGGTGGGGGAGAGTTCGATCACGTTAGCAGCCCCAGGCCGATGCGGGTGAGGGCGCCGAGCTGGTCGATGCGGGTGTCGTCGGCCCGTTTGAGGCTGAGGCTGAACTCTATCTTGCGGGCGGTGCCGTTCTCGAAGAAAACGGTTTTGGTCTCTTCAACATTTTCAATGATCCACAGGCCGTAGATGGTGCCGTCGCCGCCGATGAACGGCCACGCCTTGCCCTGATCGCCCATCAGGCGCAGCGCATCGAGGGTGGTGGGGCCGCCGGTGATCTCGGGCAGTAGTACGCCGCTGAGGGTGATGATGTCGTCCCCCGGCCCGGCGAACTGGTAGGCGGCGCGGCGGCCGTGGCGGTTGTTGCCCACCCAGCGCCAGCCGGTGGCGCGGCGCAGCTGCTGGAAGGGGGCGGTCTTGAGGGTGAAGACGAAGACTCCGAGGGTGGCGAGCATCACTCCCGCCCTCCCTGGCTCCCGTGAAATTCGTATGTCCTATACATCATGTTCTATACCTCGTCGATGAGTTGTGAGCGGCGGCGGGCGCTGGCCTGGTGTTGCAGCCTGGCCACCTGACGGGCGACCTCCTGACCGATGGCTTGCGCATCCATGCCGGGTTGCGGGGTGATGTTGATGGCGATGTGCATCACCACCTGGCCTCCTGCGCTGCCGCCTGCCGGTGTGGCCATCACGGGCGAGGCACTGGCGGCGGTGGCGGTGATGCCCATGGCCAGCGCGGCGGGCAGGGCGCCCGGCAGCCGTTTGCCGAGGCGTTGCACGGCAGCGAGTGCGGACTGGGCGCGTGCGTCGATGCCGACGCCGACCCCCTCGGAGATATGGCCGCCGATGCCTGCAAACACGCGGCTCGGGCTGTGGATGTCGAGCTTATCCCTGAGCCAGTCGGGCAGCATGTCACCCAGGCCGCTGACCTTCTCTTTGACCCACTGCATCTTCTCGTCGATGCCCTGGCCCAGCCCGGCGATGATGTTGCGGCCGGACTCACTCATGCGGGCGGGGAGGCCGGCCAGGTAGTCGGTGATGCTATCCCAGTGTTTGATCATCAGGCCGAGCGGTGACCAGTTGAAGAAGGCGCTCTTGAGCCACTCCCAGCTCTTCAGCAGGAAGGCGGAGACCTTGTCCCAGTGTTTGTAGATGAGGTAGGCGGCGCCGACCACCACCGCGACCACACCGGCGATGATGAGGCCGACGGGGTTGGCGATGAGGGCGAGGGCGACACCCTTGATTGCTGCGGCGGCCAGAGATAGTGCTGGTACCAAACCCCAATTTATAAAACTAATGAGTGCAGGCAGCTTGGATAACAAGCCACCCACCATGCTCAAGACAGGAGTGAACTTGACCGTGGCCACGGCGATGGCGAGGTTGTCCCAGCCGCCGACATAGGCGGCCAGGGGCGCCACGGTTTGCTGCACGGAGATGGCCATGCCGTAGAGCTTCTTGCCAAAGGCTGATACGTGATCGATGGCCTCGACCATCTTGCCGCCGATAGTCTCGGCCCACTTTTGCAGCGAGCCGTCGGCCTCCATGGCGTTGAGCTTGTCGAGCAGGCTGACCAGGTGGCCCTTCAGCTTATCGAAGGGGCCGGAGTTCATGATCATGCGCTGGAACTTGCTCCACTGATCGGAGAGGTTGGAGACCACGCCGGTCCAGGTCTTGGCTTTCTCTTCCTGAGCACCGGCGAATTTCCCATCCCAGATACGGCGCAGTACCTGCTCGATGCCCTTGCGGTCGTCCTTCAGTGCAGAGAGCACCTGCTGCTTGCCGTTCTTGTCAGTGAAGTCGTAGTGAAACAGGTCACCTTCAGCCCGCGCTTTAATGCCGAAGGTTTTGAGGCGTTCGTTCTCACCGGTTACGGCATCGGCCATCGCCTCGACGGCATCCATCACCGGTTTGTTCATGGCGGCGGCGGTATCGCCCAGGGTATTCATCAGGCCGCTGGTGGGGTCCATGCCGTATGAGCGAAGCTGCACGAATGCGGCCGTGACCTCGTTGAGTTCGTAGGGGGTCCTGGTGGCGAATGTCTCGATCCACGCCATGGAGGCCTTCGCCTTTTCGCTGGAGCCCTCCAGCACCTTGAGCACGCTCTGGTAGCCCTCGAACTCGGCGGTCTTGTTGATCATCGGCATGGTGGCGGCGATGCCACCACCAACCATAGCTGCGCCGACACCCAGTCCCCATTTACTGGCTGTCTTGATCTTCTCCCACCTGGCGGCCATGGCGTGCGGCATCTGTTGCAGCTTGCTGTAGAGGCGGCGCTGTTTATCCAGGCGGGCGTTCAGCTTTTCGGCCTCGGTGCTGAGGTGCTTTTCTGCCTTGCTGAGTTTGGTGGTGTCGATACCGGCGCCATGGAGCTCTTTACGCAGTGCGCCGGTTTGCCCCTTGAGCTGGGTTTCGGTGGCCAGCAGCTTGCGCATTCTGGTCTGCGCGGTGGTGAGCGATTTACTGAGGGCCGATGCCCCTTTGGTGCCGGCGGCCAGCTGCATCTGGCGGCGCAGGTAGTCGACCTCCCGGCGGGCCTCGCTCAGATTGCCGGAGACGCCGTTAAGTTTGGTGGTGAGGGTGTTGAGGTGCCCGACCTTTCTGCTCTGCTCCTGCACCTGTTTGAGGGCGTCGCGGGTACCGTTGAGATCCTTCGATACCAGCTTGGAGACGAAGCCGATCTTCTTTGCCGGGCCGGTCATTTTGTCGACCAGCTTGAGCATCATGGAGAGTTTAAGATCGCGGGCACTCATGCTATGTTGTCCTTATGAACGTCATCTATAAATCCCTGCTCGGAGTGGCCATCGCCTCGGCCTTCTTCGCCTATGGTTTTGCCGACTGGCATTTCTGGGCGGTGTTTGCGCTGGCCGCCATGGCGATGCCTACTCCTCGTCGGGCGGGGTAACGCGCACTCGCGCCCGTTCCCGCCACGCCAGTAGTTCTTCCAGTTCCATCCCGGCCATAACCTCGGGCGGCCAGTGAAAGGCCACCGCGATATCGGCCATCAGCTCCTCCACATCTAAATCGGGCGCAGGCCCAAAAAATCAGCCACCTCGCCGGAGAGTTTGGCGAAGTCGCCCGGGTGCATGGTGGCCAGGTCGGCGGCGTTCAGGGCGGGCTCGGTGATGCGGGGCAGCAGCACCATCATGGAGTCGACGTCTTCGAGCTGTAGCAGTGCCAGGCGTGTGCCGCGCAGTTCGCCGGCGTTGGGCATGCGGATCTTCACCTCGTCGATAACCTGTTTTTTGTCGTCGCTGCCGCGTTCGATCGGCTTGTCCATTTTGATGGGGTCGGAATAGTTGGGCTTGGCCATGTGGCACCTCAGTGGTTGTTAGAAAATGGCGGGCACCTGGTGGTGCCCGTCGGGGTGTTTGTGCTGGGGCTAGAGTCCCAGCGCCTCGCGCTGCTCTTTGAGGCGGTCGACGCCGCCGACGATGAAGATCATGTTGACCATGTCGATCTCGATGATGTCCTGACCGTTGAGGGTGTACTTGTAGTAGGTGAGTGCGTAGGAGAGCTTCATTTCGTTGTTGTCGCTCTTCTTCACGGTGCCCATGTCGATCTCTTTGAAGCGGCCGCGCATCACCACCTCAATGGCGTCGGTCTCGCTGGTGGTGCCGTCATTCACGGCGGCACCACGAAAGCGCATCTGCACGCCATCGGCTGCGCCTACGCCGTACTGCTCCAGCAGCTTGCGGCTGTACTCGGCAATGGTGCATTCGCCCTCCAGCTTCTCCTGCCCGAGGTCGATGCTGATGGGGCCGAGCATGCCGCCGGCCTCAAAGTCTTCCATCTTGCGCGAGAGTTTGGGCAGGGTGACCTCGGTGGCGCGGCCGGCGTAGCCTTCGCCATCGAGGAACAGGTTGAAGTTCTTGATCTTCTTCGGGAGTGCCATGGTTGCGGTCCTCTATTTTCTGGCACCGGCAATCGTTGCCGGTGCATTCGGTTACGGGTGGGCGTTACGCGGCGGTCAGCAGCTGCACCAGGTAGCTGGTGGTGATCTTCTGGTAGAAGTTCAGCTGTTCCAGCGGCGGCACCGGGGTGTAGTCGTAGCTGATGTTTAGTTGGCCATCGGCCAGTTGCAGTTCGGTGTTCAGCTCTGGGTCTACCCAGGCGTTGGCGTCGACGATGTAGCCGTTGGCCTTGAGCTCGCGGAACTTGGCGTTGATGCCCTCCAGGATGTCGCGGATCAGGGTCTTGCTCATCGGCTTGTCGATGGCCCACAGGTGGGCATCGGCAATGGTGTCGGCCAGGATGTCACCGGTGCGGGTGGCGCTCTCGAAGGCGAAGAGCGGGTCGGCGCTACAGGTGCGCGAGCCCCAGAAGCGGTAGCCGCGCTCGTTGATGAGGGTGGTGACCTCTTTGCTGTTGAGGTAACCGGCGATGGTGTTGGGGTTTTGCAGATCCCACGGCACATCCTTGCTCAGGCCGGTGACGCCGTTGACCGGGATGTTGGAGAGGGTCTTGTGCCAGCCCACCTCGTTGTCGGCCCTGGCGCGAACACCCAGGGCGCGGGCGGTGGCGGTGAAGGTTTCGGTGGCGTTGGTGTCGACGTTGAAGCCGAGAAAGTCGGGCCAGATCACCATGCAGCGCTTGGAGCCGAAGTTGTTGCGGTAGAGCACGGCGGCCTCGGCAGTCTCGGCACCGGCAGCGCGTACATAGGTAAAGCCGCGCAGCTGGTCGGCAATGCTGACCAGCTCGGTGGCCACGGCCTGGCTGTCCAGACCGGGGGCACCGAGGATGCGCGGCTTGATGCCGAGCTGGCTCCTGGCGGCGAGCAGCGCCTGCAGGCCGGTGTGCTGCCCGGTGATGGCATCGACGGCGCCGATGATGTCGGCATCGGTCACGGCGGAGGCGTCGGGCCTGTCGTAGGCGATGCTGACGGTTGCGCCTGCTGCGATGGCGCCGGTATCCACGCGGGTGAAGACGCCGGTTTCGCCGTTGTAGGTGTAGTCCACATCGATGGCGTAGGTGGTGACGAGATCCTGGCTGGTGACCACGGCGGCGCTGATGTAGTCGTCGGCCACCTCCAGGGTATCGGTGGTGGCGTCGAAGGTGACCTCGGCGGCGGCCACGGCGGCCTTGTGTACGGCGGGGTCGAGCACGTTGATCACCACGCACAGGGCGCCGATCTGGTCGAAGATGGCGTCCTGCACTTTGGAGGCGGTACCCACACCGGCACCGAAGGTGGTGGCGAATTTGGCGCGGGAGCCTGCGATCAGGGTGGGGATGTTGACCGGCCCTTTGGGCGCGGTGATCACCACGCCGATCACGGCGGAGTTAACGGTACGGATGGGGCGTGCGCCGTCGGTTACTTCAATAACGCGGGCGCCGTGGTGGTAGTCAGGCATGGGTGCTTCTCCTTGTGTGAATGGTTACCAAACCACCGCGTCGATCGCGGTGCGTTTTTCGTTGTCGGTGAGTGTGGCGTCGGCGACGATGGCGTCGACCTGTGTTCTCTTTATGCCGAAGGTTTGCAGGTGGGTGAGCTTGACGGCGGCGCCATCGTTCAGCACCTGCCTGAGCTGGGCGGCGGTGTGCAGGCGGTAGCCCCATGCGCCAGTAGCGTCGGCACATTTGAAGGGCATGTCGGCGGCAGCGGATACGGCACCAATCAGATTGAGCTGGTCGTCGCGGTCGCTCTGGTAGGTGTGGCTGGTGCCGAGTGCGTCTGAGGTAAATCCGCTGACGATGGCGACCTCGCAGGCTGTAGAGAGGGCGGTGATGCGCTGCACGGCCGTCTCAGCTGGCGTGAGTGGTGGCGGTGGGGCATCGGCGGCATCGGCGGCGGCCTGCCAGGCATCCAGTGCGGGCTGCACGAATGCCAGGCTGGTGATGACGATGTTGGCGCCCATGCCGTTGGTGTCGGGTAGCAGCTCCATTTCGCCGCTGGTGCCAGTCCACTGCACGGCGTGGATCTGCGGGTCGAGCGCGGCAAGGTTCAGGCCGTTAAAGGCGCGGCCATCGACTGACACGTATCCGTCGGCAGGAATAATGGTGACGCGCTGCATTTATTGCCCCTCGATCAGTTTGCTGTTTATGCCAGCGGCGGTCATGAGTACCTGCTGGCTGGCTTCGTTGGCCCGCACCATTTCATTGCGGAATGACTCGACCGCTGCGCCGGTCTGGCGTTGCTGCTGGCTGTTTTCAATCAACAGCATCGGCAGGAATGAGTCGGAGCAGCCCCACTCACTCACCGGGTCACCGCTCTGCGGAGAGGTGCCCATCACCTGGATAAACTTCGGGCAGTTCATCGCCAGATCGCGGCACTTTTTATCGTGCCAGGCGTAGGGGCAGGTAATGTTGGCGTCGGGGAGTTTTATGCTCATCGTTTACGCCTTCTGTGCGCGAATGACATCGACGTACTGCACAGCCATGTCGAGGGTGTGGCTGTGGGCGGTGCCGGTGAATGCGTGGTTATGGCTGCTGCCACTACCGGCTGAGCGCGTGTTATATGACCAGGTGCTGCCGTCCTTCCATTTCTGGTCCTGATACGCAAAGCCGACGCCGTATGCATTCGTGTCACGTGTGAAGCCCATCAAATGCTGGTGGGATGGAATCTGCGCGGTCGTCAGCGTCGTCGACCCTACGGAGCCACCTGCCGCGACGGAACTCGACGTACGGGCGGCAAACGCGGTACTGAATGCGACGGTACCGCCAGTAGATGCGGTGCCGCTGACCACGCGCAGCGCCTTGTCGTTGTGATCGGTGAGCTTGGTCCAGCCGGTAGGTGCTGCGCTCTGGGCAAACAGCATGATGGTGCCAGCAGGGAAGCCGAGGCCGGAGACGGCATTGTCCACGGTGTCCTTGCGGGCGATGTCGTCAGTCGCGCTCGGTGCGGCGACCTTGGCCCTTCCCGCCGCATCGCGCAGCATCAGGCGGTCGGCCGTGGCGGCGCTGGTGGCATTGTGCGGGGCTGTGCTGCTGGCATGAGTTGCCGCCGCTTCTAGCGTTGTGGCAGGAGCGGTCTTCCAGTCGGATTTTCCCGTGATGGCCATCAGGCGTCCGGCCAGCCAGCTCACCAGTTGCGTGATGGTGCCGGTGTTGTCGGGTGTCGCCAGTGCCTGATTGACGGTGTAGGTGTATGCGGCGGCGCCGGCCTTTGCTTTTTTCGGCGTAACGATACGCGCATCGTCGGTGCCGGTGTTGGTCTCGGTCTGTGTGGCTACCTCGGCTACCCCTGGCAATGTTTCTGTAGCGAGCGGGTTGGTGAACTCGGTGCTGCCTACGGTGACCGAACCGGCTGGCACACTGGTGAGCACGATGTCATTGGCCAGCAGCAGAAGCGCGTCGGCGGCCTTGTCGGTAATGCCCGCGAGGTCGGAGTAGATGGCAAACAGCACGCCGCCGTCGGTGTAGAGGCCGAACTCACCCAGGGCGTAGGCATCGCTGCTGGCGTCGGTGATGGTGACATGAATGGTGTCCGGCGCTACGACAAGACCGCCGAGGGTGTTGATACGTTTAATCTCCGCCTGCAGGGCGACGGCTGTGGCATCGGGTGACCATTTGCCGGTACCCAGTGCGACCTCGGTCAGGGTGATCGGCAGGGTGCCGGTGTTGGTGGCATCGACAATGGCCTGGCGGCCTGCATCGGTGATGATGAGCGGCAGTGTGGGCATCAGGCGGTGAACTCCATGCGTTTATAGTTGGCCACTCTGGCGACACCCACGACGTTGAGTGACGCGGCGGCGGTGAGGCCTACGCCCAGGGTGTAATGGCTGCGCACCGGTTTGCTGCGGTCGATGGCGCGAATCATCGACTGTTGCAGCTCGGACTCGATGTAACCATCGCCACCGGCGATCACCACGTCGAAGGTATGCGGCGTTTTCTGCGGGATGTACTCGAACCACTCGCGAATGCTTACCGCGCCACTTAGCGCCTGCACGGCAGCGACCACGGCGGATTTGGTGCCGCGACGGCGGCGCACCAGGCGCTGCGCCTTGATGACGGCGCGTTGCACGGCTACAGCCCACAGACTGGACCACTCGTCCACCCCCTCGGCCCAGGCGAGCCAGGGGAGCAGATGCGCGGGGCAGGTGTCGGGGTTCCACAGCGCGGAGACGGGGGAGACGTCGACCGCTGATAGGCGCGAGGTGGTGGCCTCGATATCGCGCTCCAGCTGGGTGGCGTTATGGGGTAGCAGATCAGCCACCGATACCCCCGATGGCCACGGTGATGCCGGTGCAGTAGGCGGCCCCGGTGTCGGCAACGATGAGGTTGGCAGTGAGGTCGGTGCCGTTCAGTGTGTCGTTGAGGGTGACGTCATGCACGCCTTCAACTTTTAATGCGGCCTTGATGCCGGTGTCGGTAATGTCGCGACCGAGCAGGTGCTGGGTAGCAACCCACGCCTGCAGGCTGGCTGCGGCAGCGGCCTGAATATTCGCCTGATTAAATCCGGCGTAGGCGGTGAGCGTGGCATTGACGGTGTAGTTGATAACGGTGGCCGCCTGCACGATCACCTCGTCGGTCATCGGGCGCACATCGTCGGCCAGGGCGCTGGTGACGGTGGTCAGCAGGGCGGCATCGGGCGTGCCGTCGCCGATGCGCGAGAGGACGGTGACCACTACCTGGCCGGGTGTGGGGCTGACCACGCTGACGTCGAGCACATCACCGCTGGCCGATTTTACGTGGTATTGGTAGGCCGCTTCCGGGCCTGCGGTGCTGAATGAGTCTTCGGCGATGAGGCAGCGGGCGCGGTAGTCATCGTCGCTCTCATAAACCGGATCGACGGGCGGTACCGCCGTCGGGTTACCGGCATCGATCACCAGGCGCTCGGTGTAGAAATAGGTGACGCCGATATGATCGAGATCGCTGCCGGTAGCGTAGGCAAGTAGCAGGCCCTGAAGGCGGTCATTAAATTCCTGCCGGAGAATATATTCACGATAGGCCGACACTTCGAGCTGCTGGGTGACGGGCTCGGATTCGTTGTCGAGCGCGGCGGCGAGATCCGGATTTTTGGCGATGAGGTCGGCCTTCATCTCGGCCAGGATGGTCTCGTAGTCTTTCTGCTCAATAGCGGCGGGTGCGCTCAGCCTGGATAGGTCGATGGTCATGCGAACCCCCCGAGCGGTATGGCGAGCTGTACGCTGGTGCCGGCGGCGATGTCGTCAATGCCGGTGGTGGCGATGCCCTCCAGTGAGAGTTCGAACAGGCCGCTCTGTGCATCACCGGTGAGCAGTTCAATTTTTGTCGGAAGGAAGCGTGGCTCCCAGCGCAGCAGGGCGTCGACCACGGCGGCGTAGACCTTGAGGATGGCGGCGCGGTTGCCGGGCTGGTCGATGAGGTCGAAGACGTAGGCGCCGTAGTTGCGACGCATCACGCGGGAGCCGACCGGGGTGGTAAGCAGGCGAGCGATGGACTGGCGCAGGTGATCGAGGCCGTTGATGGTTTTTCCGGTTTCTGCGCTGGTGCCGATCATCATTGCACCTGGTAGGTGCCGGCCGAGCTACCGGCGGTAACCGGCACCTCGGCGTTAGCCTGGATCTCGTCGATGATGCCCTGGCACATGGCCACGAGGATCGCGGAGCGATACGCGCTGGGGTCGCCGGCGCTGTCGAACTGCTGCGCGGGTACGGCAGCGACGGCCGCCTCGACCTTTGCGGCCATGCTGGCTGCTGTGAGCGCCATCTATTTGCTCGCCTTCACGGTGGCGGAGACCTGCGGATGCGGAGCGCCGGTGAAGGCGCACAGGCAATCGCCTTGCACGGTGCCCTTGGTGTCGCTACCGCCTGCGCCGTCGAGGGTGATGTTGTTGGCGGTGACGTTGGCGGCACCACCGGCCATTACGTCGGCCGTGCCGCCGATGACGGCGTCGAGGTTGCCGGTGGTGTTGAGCAGGACGTTGCCGCCGTTGACGGTGACGACGAGCTCGTGGGTGGCGCGGTCGTACTCCACAAAGGAGCCGTCGCCAAAGTTGACCAGGCGTTTGTTGGGGTCGTTGCCGGGGGCCGGGTGGGCGGTCTGGTACAGAGAGGGCAGCACAACACCCAGCGCCATGTTGCCGGAGGGGGAGAGGATGGTGACCTGCTCGCCAACTTCAGGCGGCCACCAGTCGATGGCGCTGCCGGCACGATGGGTATGCCAGGGGAGCCAGTCAGTTAAAACGGGCTGGCCGTTTTCGTCTGTGTCGTACTGCACGCGCACTCGCGCAGCTGGATAGTCCGCCTCGGCGATGGTGCCGTTGCGGATCAGGTTTTCCAGCCTGCGGGCAAGTTCTACGAGGTCGAATTGGCTCATGCGTCTGATTATGGATAGACGCTGATCGGCTTTCGCCTTTCGGCAC